CATTTGATCTTGTTGGTTTACCTGGCCGTAGGTCTGCCCCATCAACTGCATAACTGCCGCCTTTTCTTCTGGAGTGATTCCTTGGCTCATTTTATTAGAGATCTTTTAACAAATCATCAATGTCCTCTTCAACCGTATCTTTTCCAGCAGCGACTGGTTCCGGCTCGGCTGGAGTAGTATCCGGTTCTGGTGCTGATGTTGGAGCCTCAGGCTCATCAGCCCTGCAATAATAATGCTCTCTTAACATATCCTTAAGTTCATCATATGTCTTTTGTGTAAACACTTCACCAAGATCAAAACACCCTTCATAAACATCTTTTTGTTTATCTTCGGAAAGATTAATTTTACCAGCAGTTGTAAATCTCGAAGAGACATATGTTGGATAATCACCTTGCTGTTCAACCTTAATCTTAAAGTTTACACCACCATCACCAAGATCAAAAATACGAGGTCCGAACTCTTCTGCATCTTCACCTTCAATAGCTTCAGTAATAATTTTTTGAAGTTGTTTACCATATCGAAGAATTTTTACTTTGCCGTTATTATCCGGATTTGCAGGATCATCAACAACGTAAATATTAACCAGCCACTTTTCGAGACGGCGGACTGCTAGCATCTTTTCTTTTTCTTCCTCACTGCCAGTTCTAAGGACCTTAAAGCGTTCTTCTGCAATAGGATCTCGCTCACCAAATGTTTGCGGACTTAATGTCTGAACATACTGGCCGGTAGCAAAAGAATTCCATCCATGGTTATAATAATGGAAAAATGTTTTACTAGGATCTTTAGCATAAGGTAAAAGTCTTACCGTATACGTATTACCTACTTTAGTAGGCATAATTTCGTTAAATGTAGCGGACCCCTTACTTTCGGAGCTTGCTAACGCGTCTTTAATTGATTGGAACATTGAAGTATTAAAAGTACTCATGCCATAATTATAACCACAAAAAGGAAAACTTCAACCGGTTTTTATAACTGTATTTTAGAGTTCGAATTAAGGAACTTGGTGATATATTTTGACTTTGTTATTGCCGGCTCAAAATCTATGAATAGCTTTACTATATCAAAATTAGTTTCGATTGTTAGAAGGTCCTTTAATATATTTCTCAATCTCTCCTCCTGTAAAACTAATATAAAAATATTTTGTAGTGAAAGTTTTTTACCTTTTAGTAGGGAGCAGAACGTACAAAAGCAAAGTAACAGATGTTCTGTTTCATCATGTATTAAAGTCTTTGAGGGGTTTGGAGATATATTACTGGTTGTTAACACGGTACAAATGTTTTGGTTAAATTCGCGAATTGTTCAGTTAATTTACCGCCGGCGGATGCTGCGTGACCGCCACCATCACAAAGTTTTGTAGCTAATATGCTTAAGTCAACATCACTTTGTCTAGATCGTCTAAATGATACAGTCTTAGCTCCAGTATTAATAACCATACCAATATCAGTATTATATTTTTTAATTAAAAAATGAGTTAGCTCATTTACAGCATAGTTCGCGAACGTCGCTACAACACTATAGTTTTTTATCATCCCTGTAAATACCTGCCCACTATCTATCTGATCTTTAAATTTTTTAAAATACAGCTTAATAGCATTTTTTTCATGAATTGTAAAATCTCTAAACCCGTCTGAAAATGCCGAAATAAACTTTTCTGTTTTTGGAGAATTTAAATTGTAATATATAGCGTTTAATTTTAAGGACTCTTTGTGCTGTGTATTATACCAATCGTACTTGCTGATGTATTTGATTAATTGTAGTTGCTTGTCAGTTAAATGTGTTAGGTGACTTTTAAATTTATTAAAAATTAGATCTAAACAAGCATACTGACTGCTGTCTAATATGGTTTTAGCTTTTTTGTATAAATGCTTATGGCTGACATGTCCTTTATGTGTATCAATAACAACAACATTATCTCTATCAGCTAATTGAATTTGTTCTGGTGATAAATCCAAATCAACAATGTAGACTCTATCATAATGATCTAATGCTTGTAGCGATCCCTTAAATCTACCAGAAAAAGTATATTCTGAAACATCATTAATACTAAATGTTTTAGCATCTTTATATAACCACTTTAAAACAAGAGCAGAACCAGCTCCATGTAAATCAGTATCTGTCCATATTTGGATATTCACTTTTGATTATTTACTAAAGGTTCCTTATGATGCAAGCCCAGCTAATACATTAAGAGTATTATCCATATCTTCATCTATTTCGATATCATCAGCTTGTTCGATTGTTAGCGTATTATAATCGATTCTCATAGCTTGTGTAATACCACGCGGACCATACCGGTTTTTCATCATACCTAAGCGTATGACTCCAATTCCTCTATCTTCTTCATTTTGAAAGATAGATATAATAGCATCAGCAGTGGCCGCCAACCCGATAGATTCAGAAATTGTTGCTAGATCAGGGTTATCTGTATCAAACCCAGCTCGGTTTAACTGTGTGGCTGAAATAATAGGACAGTTAAACAAATAGCTCATTGCACGTACCTGTTCAGTTACATGTTTAATGCGCTCATAAGAGTTATTACCTACAGGTGAGTGCATCAAGTTTAGGTAATCTAATACAATAGCATCTAGCTTAATGCCTTGTTCTTGAAACTTCTTAACAAACGCTTTTAATTGATTAGCCGTAATAGTGGCAGGTGGAAACTCTTTAATAAAAATTTTACCACCTTGATCATTCATAGCCTGTTTAATACTAGGTGCATTTTCAGCTAACTGCTTCATTGGAATTTTTGTAACGTTACTGCAAATTCGTCTAGCATATAACAGCTCAGACATTTCTAAAGTAACTAACAAAACGTTTTTACCATCTTCAGCCATATTACTGGCAATATTACCCAAAAATATTGACTTACCAATATTTGTCTCACCAGCAAACACATATAAAGCTTTTCCAGCTTCTAAAAAACCACCTCCGAGACAATTGTCTAACCACTCCCATTTACTTGGAACATATCTTTCAACACAGTTAAGATCATCAATAAGCTTATCAACATCACCATACAGTTCTAGTCCTAAATCAGTTACTAAATTAATGTTGCATGATTTTTCAAATTTATCTAAAACGACTGATGTATCAACTTTGCCTTTTGATACATCTTCTGCTACATTAAGCATTGTATGATATACGGCCTTCTCTTTAAGAAACTGTTCCGTATTATCATATAGTTCTTCTTTATCTAGAGTCTTATCAATATCACTAAACGTCTTAACGAGCTCTTTAAAAGACTTCTTTTGTTCATCTGATACTAAGTAAGACTTAATCTCTGTCGTTGTTGGAAGCTTATTTCTTTTTTCTGTAAAGTCTTTAATAATATTAAAGATACTAGCGATCGCTTTATCTTTAAAATATTCAGGCTTTACAAAATCAGCAATAGAAGCCAAATACCCACTATCTGTAAGGGACTTATATATAAGAACATTTTCAAAATAGTCTAAGTCTAACTTACTCACGCCTTATGGTATTATATGTTATTCGGTTTTCCACTTATCTAAAAACCAATCTTCGCCCTTCTGAAATTCTTCAGTAAAAGAAGTAAGACCGGGGGATTTATGAGTTACAATAAAGTCGCCGACTCCAACTTTAAAGCCGGCTTTATGACACTGCATAGAGTAATCAAGATCATAAAAATGCCATTTAGAAGGACAGGTTTCATCAAATCTAATTTTTTTAAATACTTTTCTTTTAATTACGAGAAAAACTCCGTCTACTAAAATAGCTCTATTTGGATAAAATCCAAACCCTCCCATATTTTTTTGATTTTCAGTACCGTGGGCAACTGCGCCTACTAAATTACCGGAGTNGAAGCCACCGCCCATTAAATGCCAGAGAACTGGCTTTTCGAGCTTGACCTGATTGCAGCCAGCTACACCAATTAGATCAAAATTTTTAAAATTTCTTTCAATTCTTCTTTCAGAAAAAGCTTCGAGTATTACATCGTCATGAACTAATACTAAGTTTTTAACTCCTTCCCTAATTGAAAAATCAATCGCCTTGTTGTAGGTTTTTTGTATAGACTCTTTATTATACTCTTTTATAAAGATGTCGATATTTTCATCTTTACACGTATTGTAAAGCATTGAGTCTTCTTTTTTACCTGCTGTAGCAGAAAATATAAATGTTTTACTCATACAAATGTAAACGGTGACTTGGATTCAAAAGTGCCTACTTTATTCCATCGTTTTGTTTTTTTATTTAACTTCATTATAATTCCTTCAGGTAATATTTTATAACCGGATCCCATCATTGTAGAGTAGTTGCCCTTATTATTATAGTGAAGAAGTGACCCTACTCTCGCTATATAGATATCGTTAGTATTAGAATGCACCATACTTAAAGCATACGACCCCTCTAACATTGATAATACTTGCTTTATGGTATTAACTGGGTTTTTATTTACCTGAGTAAATTTTTCTAATAGTTCAACTATTACCGCTGTATCAACGGGATTTTCTAAAAATCTTGTATGTTTTCTTCTTAGTTTTTTCTCATTTGTTAAAACACCATTATGACTAACCAGCCATGTCAGAGATTCGAATGGGTGAGATGTGTTGTAGTTCCAGGTTCTTTTAGCGGAAGTAGGTGCCTGTACATGCCCAAGAAGATATTCTATATTTTCCCTACCAGCATAATTAAACTTATCAAAATTTATATCACCTTCATGTTTAGAGATATATTGATCATCATCTGATATGCATACAACGCTGCTAGCAAAATTACCACGCTCCTTATTAGCTTGGTATAAAATCTCTAACATTGTTTTGTCGAACGATCCAAAAATAGCGCACATAACATATGTTAATATATTTTACGAGGTAATCAATCTTCCCATGGAAATTTAAACCCTGGTTCCCACATAAAAGAGTTGTCGACGTACCTACTCATAAGCCCATCAGGCCCTTCTGCCCTTGTCTTTTCATCTATACGACGATTTCTGAGTATCCACGGGGATGGGGGACCTATACTTTCCCGGTGTTCTTTAGGTACTCTCCAAAACAGATCAATGTGACCGTATCTCGTATCTCTAGCCAGTGCACAATCTGGGTAATCGACACCATCGATGGTATACCATTTTTTCTTTTTCTTTTTGGTTTTTTGAATTCCCAAATTTTTAAGTGTCTTTTTCCCTAGTCCCCTTACTTTAAATAAATCGTCATTATGACGAAAAGGTCTAAATCCAACAATACGTCTAGCTGTGGTTCTTCCTACTCCTGGTAGTTTACACAGCTCTTTTTCAGTCATTTTGTTAAAATCCTTATAATTCAGCTTCATAGATATAAATATATTAAATGAGTTCCTTTAACTACACCGACAATTTTAGTGGCTTTAATGATTTATTCAACAGGTCAGAGTTTCTCGAGGAAGCTAAAAAATCTCCTTATGAAAAATATCACCCTTCTTTCGGTCCTGTTACAAGAGAGCTAAGATCTGCGGGGTTTAGTTCTGCACCATTAGATACAATTAACTTTATTAGAACGGTATTATATGATCTCGAGGTAATTAGTGATGAAGAATTGAATGCTGCGAAAAGGGGTACAGGGTTTTCTGCTAAAAAGAATAACTTATTAGCTTTATTAGATTCTAAGGAAAGAGAAATTGAAAAAAGTAAAGATGAGATTGCTGATGCAATAAAAGACGGTCTCGCGACGTATATTAATAGAGCTACTACTAATAGAGGAAGAGAAGAAAAATACGCGGCGCAAAAAGCTGCTATAGAGCTCGCAAAGGATATTAAAGCAGGTGCAGATGTAGGGGACGCGGTTGAAGATACAGTTGGTCAGTTGGATGACGCAGAACAAGAATTAGCGCAAAGCTTAGAAGATTCAAAAGCAGATCCAACTACCTTTATTGAGATTAAAATTAGAGATGCTGAGCGTGTTGAAGATGTCGGTAATATCGTTTCTAAGTATGCTAATGAGGATGGTTTAGATATTAGTAATGATACTGTACAGTTTTCAGTTGACCCTGGAACGCCGCTTGCTAAAGCAGTTATAGCACACGGTATTGATAAGATTGAAGCAGCGCTAAAGAGAGACGTTGATAAAATTAGTGATAGTGTAGTTGTTGTTATGGCTCCAGACGAAGATGAGCAAGTGGGTTATGGAATAGACGAACCGGAGGGTATGCCTGATGAGTATTCAATGGGTGAAGAGGGAGGTGGTCTTACTACACCAGAAGATAATGAAGATTGGATTCAGGGTGCAGTTAAGGGTATGAAGAAGAAGGGGACAGAAGGCGCTTTAACTAGAGCCGCAAAAGCAGCTGGTGAGTCAATGAGTCAGTATTGTGCATCGCCTCCATCAAAGTTAGCTAAAAAAAGATGTCAGTTTAGAGCAAATGTCAGTGATGAAGAGGATGATGAATTTGGTGGCTTAGAGCTTGATCATTTCTTAACTAAAGAGCAGCCGGAGGATTATATCCCTTCAACCGATTACGAAGATGTTTTAGATGCTCTTGTCGATGATGATAAAAGAGAGCATGCAAAAAAGAAATTAAATGGAGAGAATGAAGAGACACTAGAAGAGGACTTTAGTTACAGTCCAATGCTCGACTCACATCAAACCGATACTTCCCGTTATATTAACGAGCAAGTAGCTTCTGACAAACGTAATAAACTGACTGAAGTTAAAAGTCAGTCATTTAAGGAAAAATACAAGCCTAAGACACACTGGCAGCTAGAAGAGCTTAGACGCTACGGTCTCTAAGCACACTCCTTGCAGTTATTTTCTTTGTATAGGTCATCCAACTTTTCCTGTTGGACATATTGAATAGGGTCTTCATACCCAGCATCAATAAACCCCGTTATTCGCATACTACTTGACGGAGTTGTGGCATCAGCTAGCCCATCTTCTCTATTCGAATAGCATGTCCATGTATCACCATATGTAACTCCTAGTCTAATTCCTTCTTTAACAATTGCAGCCTTCGACATGTCAAGAAGCGGTGCTTCAATGTTAATTCTGTTCTCTCTATTAAGATCTGTTACTTCATTAACTACATTAACAAACTCTTCACTACCGTCCCAATACCCAGCTAGTGAATCAACCTGTGCAGCACCATACCATACTGTATCTGCACCTACACTTTCAGCATATGACGAGCAAATAGATAGAAACATTAAATTCCGAAACGGTACGTATGAGACAGGCTGTGCATCACCTGCCATCTCGCTAATATTAGGATTATCAATATCTTTATTAGTTAAAGATGAGGTAGGCGCAATGTCTTTAATATACTTTACATCTAAGACCTTATTAGTAATCTTTAAATTAAACCACCCGCTAAACATGTTATTAAAATTATTAATTTGTTTTTTAACACAAGCGAGTTCTTGTTTATGCCTTTGACCATAGTCAAAGGTTATGGTATGTATATGATCATAGCCTCTATCTTGTGCCATATACAACAGCACAGATGAGTCCATTCCCCCACTAAGAGTCAGTACTAGTTTCTTTTTCATTAATTAAATCATCTAAACCATCTAAACCTAATTCATCAGGTGGCTCTTCTTCTTTATTACTATAAGACCACTCATCTTTAATTCGTTCTTCAAGTTTTGGAAGAATAGTCTCTTCCCAAAGTTTAACATCCTTCCTCCAATTCTTATAATAGCCTAGCTTAGTACCATCTTCAAGCTGATAAGTTGCTCCAGTTTGAACTACTGCACCAACACCAACGGCCAGATCAACTAATCCATAGTAGCGATCAAGTCCAGAAGCAAATGAAAGGTATATTTCACCTTCAAGGTACTGTTTAATAAATCTATTTTTACGCGTAAGGGCTCTAATAATAATTCCAGCGTATTTTTTCTGACCAACTGCCAATTCCCCATCAACAGTCTTACCGCCATCTGATTTCATTGGCTTGCGTGCTAGTTGAACTGTTACTGATGGAAGATAAATGCATGATTTACCACCTGGCATATTTTTTTCAATAGAAGGAAACAGAGCTGTTGGGTCATCATAGACATGATTAGTACATAGGATAGTGGTTTGTGTAACTGACCCTAAATTTGTACAAGTTTGCATTAATGTCTTCATTGCGCGCGCTTTTGTACCCATATCTGAACTAACACTGTCTTTACTCATCCGCGACAGTTCAAGCTCTGATTGAAGATTAGCTAGTGAGTCAATAGCTACAATAAACTTACCCTCTAGTCCCTTTTCTTTTACCACCATAAGAAACTTATACAGTGAATTACGAGTTTGTTCAATACTAGTACAAGGAACATATTTAACTTTGCTAATATCTAGCCCTAATCTTGCAGCTCCTTCCGGGTCAATAGCATTTTCAGTATCAAAGATAACAGGGACGAGCCCGTCCTCCTGGGCCTTGGCTAGAATTTTTTGGACAAAAAGCGACTTACCTGTCATCGACTCACCGGCAAGTACTGTTACTCTACCTTTAGGTATTCCGCCGTGAATTGAACCGGAATTACTTTAAATAAATCGTCATTATGACGAAAAGGTCTAAATGCAACAATACGTCTAG